GTAAGCAACAGCGTGTATTGTTTCTTGTGAACCAAACATCATGGCCATTTGCTGTATTTCGTGTTTAGGAAACCAGCCTACTACTTTTTGAGTCCAGTAATCTGAAACCGCACATTCTGTTTGAGCAAAGCCTAATAAGATATTACCAACTAAGTTTTTTTCTGAATCAGTTAGTTTTTCGTTCCAATCCTTAACGTCACCTGACATTGGTATTTCGGTGTGCAACCAGAACGCTTGAGCTTGTTTAAGCCATCCCTCAGTATAGTACTCTGGATATTCAAATGGTTTGTACGGTATTCTTTTATCAAATAATCCCATTTATTTTTCTTCTTCTTTTTTAGTTAAACTTTCTTTTAATTTATCTAATGCTAGTTGGTAATCCGGAAACTCTTTAATTAATTCCATAGTACCTATTGATAAATCTTTAAGATTAGCTAACTCTTGCACAACCCTATTCATAGCTGACCCTAAAGTATCTATTTTATTAGACATTTCTATTAATCTACTTTCTTTCATTCTAATATTTTTTTACTTAAAAAAACAGGTGAGCCGTCTTTTATATATGCAATTATATGTTTGTCTCGCTCTTCAATAATTATGTTATCACCTTTTTTAAATCTGCTGGGATAATTTTTTAATAAATATTCTTCTATATTACTCATAATATATTGTTATTATAAATTCAACAAATGGCAAATAAACTACATGCTCTACAAATTGTTGTTCTGGATAGCTTCTAGCCCCTATAAGCACCCCGGGATATAACCCTACTGCTAATTCCCAACCTGTCATTGCGTTTCATTTAAATAATAAAGAAGCATTTTCATATGAAAAGATATTCTTTCTTTATAGTGACTACGTAGTGTAAAATCCGTGTCCTCTTGCGATTCTATCAATTTCTCTGTATTTAATTCCACCTTTTTCTTTTTTAGTGTATTGTTTAATATCTCTTTCTAATACTCTTCTTGTATACATTAGCCGCGCTTTCTTTTTCTGTTCTCTTTGATCAGCATCATCGTCCGGTCTACTTCCTTCTGGTTTTGCGGCTTGTAAAGCGTCTTTCCAATCTTGTTTTTCGTAAGCCATAATTTAAATAATTTCCATCTCAAAGGGAAAGACTCATTAGCCCTTCCCTTGCATTCTATTATGTAGTCTTTTCCAACGAAGTCAGGTGTATACTTAATTCCCAAAACCTTTTTTTGCCCTCTGTTAGTATACTCACCCTTTCCGTTGGATTGTTTTTCGTAAGATTTATTTTCAAAATTAAATCCTTCGACCAACTGGAAAACTTCATTTTCATAACCTTCAAATAATTTTTCTTTTTTTAAAGCCATATAAGTATACCGCTCTAAGCCTGATGCAAAGTTTATTCCGTCGTAAGATATTTTTTTAGCTTGTACAGGTCCTCGCTTTTTACTACGTTTTTTTACCATGTTCTATCTTCTACCCATCCTTCGGGGCTTTTATGCTTACTGAAGCTATCTTCTTCTTCGTAATCTTTAAGTATCTTTTCTTCAAGAGCGTCACTTGTTTCCATCTTAAGCTTTTGAATATAGTTTACAGCATCCATTAATTCTTCTTGTAAGTGGTTGAGCCATTTATGTAAGCTAGGTTCATCATCGTGTAAAGTAACACCGTATTTTTTATAACCTATATCGCTTCGTTCTTTGAACTTATCAATTACTTGTTTAATTATTTTATCACGCATCTTTTACAAATGTTCCATTAACCATTTTTCCTGTACGTCCAGCTATTACTTTATACGCTGAATCTATACAGTCTTCTATATTATATCCTTTAAGCTTAGCTAAGTTTGTTAAAACAACAACCATATCACCTATGGCATCTATAAATTCAGGCTCGTCATTTTTTAATATGGCTTGAGCTAATTCTCCAGCTTCTTCCATAAGTTTAAGATATTGAGTTCTTACATCTCCAGTTTTATATATACCTCTTTCTTTAGCCCATTCCCTAATTAGTTCAAATCGATCTTGATGAGAGTATAGCTTTTCTTTATCTTTTTGAAACGGCCCAGCTGTATGCATGGCTTTATTATATACAAAGCTACGACTTTTATTAAACATAGATTCTTTAATATTGCTTAATATCCATTCTATTTTATCAGTTGAATCTATTTTAATATCACCATATGGTGTTTCCCATTCAAGTTCTGCTAAAAATGCTCCGTCAATATTATCTTTTGACACAGCAAATGTAGTTGTTTGATCTGTTACATTAACTTGTTTACTCATAGGTTTTTTAAATAATTTATCATAAGGTTTTATATCAACTTTATATCCTAAATCTTTTTGTAATTGTCTTTCAGCATTAGCAGCCTCTTTTATATCATCTGTTTCAAATAATATTTCATATTCTCCAGTTTTAAAACCCTGTTCATCAACAACTCGTTTTTGTACATTAGTTGTACAGCCTATCTTTTTACCTAGTATATGATAAACTTTATATTTACCTGTGCTTACCGCTGATATTCCCATCTTATAATATAGTATTTATTGTTTTCACCTCTAACTAAAGCATCTTTTTTAAATTCACCAGGTCTTACAATATAATCGCTTTTCCAATTAGATTCAATAACTGCATCTATATCAGATTTAGATTCAAAAGAATCTATAATTTTACCTCTTAATGTATTTACTTGCCATTCATCTTTGGTGGTTGTATAATATAAAGATGTAGCTATAATAGTTCCTTTCTGTATAGGCTCTATATATAAATCATCCGCTATATCAACTACTTCAATTCCTGAATAATATACGTAATCAAATTGTGCAAATGTAAATAAAGGTAATAGTAATAATAATAATGTTCTCATAATTTTAGTTTTAAGTTCCTACTGATAGTTTTGCTTTTATTGGTTTATGTGGGTTGTAATCAAACAACAACACATCATTTATTTTTGGTAATACTAATTCATTATCTCTTTCAAATATTCCACAACCTAATTTTACTTCAGGTAGTTTTCTAATGCTTCTAGAAAGCTGTTCTTTAACTTGATCAAAATGATTATTATATATGTGACAATCGCCTAGGCTGATAGTTAGCCTTCTTGGCTCTAGCAAAGCTCCTTTAGCTAACATTTCTAATAACAAGCCGTACATTGCAATATCATAAGGCAAGCCTAAAAATAAATCTGCTGATCTTTGTTGAAGCATTAAATCTAAGTATGTACCATCACTATATAATTGGAAACTATGATGACAAGGAGGCAATACCATATCAGGCATATCAACTGGGTTCCACGCAGATAGCATAAGTCTACGAGAGGTGGGATTTTCTTTGAGTTCTTTAACAATGGATCTAAGCTGATCAACACCATTAAAATTGCGCCACTGATGCCCATATACAGGTCCCAATGTGCCATCCGTTCTTCCTGATCTTTTATAATCGGCGTCCCAATACCTAACACCGTTAGAATGAAGATAATCAAGATCGACACGACCGTTGATGATCCATAATATCTCCGCAATAGCATTTTTAAAATATATTTTTTTAGTTGTTAATAAAGGAAACCCTAAAGCCATATCATGCCTGATAATTCTACCAAACACTGATTTAGTTCCAGTTCCTGTTCTATCTGGTTTATCATAACCCCCATGCAATGTACCTGAAAGTAAACCTAAGTATTCTTCTTCTATATTAATCATTGTTTATCATAATAGTATTTACACATTTCAAACATTGCATCCCAAACCTGATTTTTATCATATATATGTTTGCTTTTATAAACTTTTTTATAATTATCAGGCGTTGAAATACCTATATACCACTTACCCGGAGTATTTTGTATACCTATAGGACTTATTATAATATTGCTTTTAACGCAATAATCATAATATTTTTGTTGTTCTTTTGATATGTTAAATTCAGGTAATTTATATTTAGCCTGTTCTTTTTGTCTTTTAGTTAAAGTTCCCATGGCATTTCATTTACCGTTACATTTTCATGAGGCACATAGTTACCACTTATATGGTCCCATTTGAAATAGGCTTCCGCTTGGTTTTCACCAAGATTTTGAAATTTAACTTTAAGAACTTTAACTTTAACTGTTTTATTATTGTAATCCCTGTGAACAAGAAGGCCATGATAAGAAGCATCATACCACTCGCCGCCTCCTTTAATAGAATACATAGTTGGTTCATCAATTGTGCCATCGTCTTTTTTATACATTTTAGTTGGATGTGCAACTATTATAACTAACACATCATACTTCTTAGCAAAAGCTTCTATTCTAGTTAAGTACTCCATAGTAGCATCAGGTATGCTCATTTTTTCAGCACCCTTCATTTTAACTTTATTATATGGATCAATAACTAAACACTTTATTCCTTTGCGTTTAACAAGTTCTGCGCCTTTAGCTAAAACAGCATCTAAATCATATCTTTCGTTTTCAATAAAATAAAAGTTATCGTTTACTAAAGATTTTACGTCATTCCATTTATTGCTACCTATATCTTCTTTACTTGGCATCCAATTGCCTATTTTGCGCATTAATTTATGCGCATGTAAAAATGTAGGTTTATTCTCTGGAGATGCAAAAGCAGTTTTCCAACCATATTTTAATTGGTATCCCACCACCATTCTATCAACAAAATCAGACTTCCCACTGCTAGGAACGCCTGTAACGGTGATGAATTGTCCTGTGTAAGTACTGAATATGCTATCAAAGTTATCAAGACCGACTTGATACCCAGGTTTAAAACCTTCTTGAATAAATTCTTGTAATTCATCGTCTATATCATTTAATGTTATTACGTTTTCAAGAGGAACAGGGCTAGCTTCATTAACAAGACGCTTGAGCATAGCCCCGCCGTAAGCCATAATATATTCATTAGCATCCTTGAGGCCTGAGAAGCTAAGTGTAT